AAGAAGAGTAGCACCAGAATACCATTCAAAAGCGCTTCCCGTCCCTCTAACAACTTTAAGAGCTGTAGCATTACTTCCACCTGAACTGCCATTTAATTGCAACGCCATGGCATTTGAAGCACCTGTAACCGTAAGCGCTGTTACGGTACTAGTTGGTGCTGCAATCGTTACTGCTCTGTTTGCGTCTAGACCAACTACGCCGTTTGCCGTATTAAGATCGCCATCTGAGAGAACGATTCCATCAGCAGGAAATAAGGACGCTTGATGTAATGATACAAGACCTGGACTTGAAGTCGTAGCAATTAATTGAGCCCCTGCGCTAGAAGAGATAGAAACTAGAAGCCATCGGCTTGCAACAACATCATAGGTAAATGTCGCAATTTCGCCTGCGACGAGATTCATGTCCCCGCCAGTGGGTGTTCGAATCTTATTGTTTGCAGTAGGTTCTCCTACATCTTCATGCTCTACGGTGATATAGGAAGTGCCGGCATTATAAATTTTAATTGTCTTTCCACTATGACTAGCTGAAATTCCGTCTAGATGAATTGGAGATGCCCCGCCAGTAATCTTAACAATGGCGTTTCGAACAATGGCGGGTGTAAGTTGTGCACTTGTCAGGGGTTCTGTAGCAGCTACCACACCAACTGAGTCAAAGTTAGCCCAGAAACCATTATGGTAATAAGCAAACGACTGAGCAGTCGCGTCATAGAAGAAATCGCCATCGACCGGATTGGCCGGCGTGGGCTGAGGATTAAAGTTTACGCTCTTATTAATTTTAAAACTATTGTCGGCCATGTTAATTCTCCAAGTTGAGAACTAAGACTCGACAATAACTTCATAGTCGCATCTTGAGTTCACTTTCCCTCAAAATACTCTGTTACGATTATAACATCTCGTTTACTTATGTGTTAATTAAGTTAATAACTAACCTCTGTTGTGTACATCGTTGAAGTCCAACTTACGCTATTCGAACTGTCTCCGACTGCTTCTACATAAATCGAATTAGTTCCTGAATCCCAAACTAAACTTGCTGTCCAACTAACGCCACTATCTCCCACTATTACCGCACTGGGCGGCGTGCCTATGATACCAGTACCAAACAATGAATTTGCAGCTAGACATTCGAGTGTCCATGCCTTAATATCACCGGTCGTTTGATCTAATGCAACCACTTCAGCTCTAACTTTATATGCAACATTGGATGGAATGACATTGGCATTAACTCCATCTAGAGCACCTGCATTGTCAGTAGTAAGAGGTTTAGCTGCAGCACTTGTTGTTACTGCTCTTGTGATTTGAACTCCAGTCTGATGAATGCCATTTGGTCCACTAACAGTAGCATCACCAACCGCGATAACCGTTTTTCCGTTGACGCCACGATCAGTCCCCCAAGCGCCCCCAAGAATAGTGCTATATTTACCAGTTATAAGGTTATTGTTTCCATTGAGTATTGAACAGTAACCAATAGCATCATAATTAACTAACTGAATGTAATTTTGGTATCCGGTGCCAATAATGCACATCGTCGGAGTGGCATCGCCAATTGTGTTTGATTCGCCGCCAACTATACAACTTGATCGAGGGGCTTGCGTCATTTGATTGAAATAGCCGCCACCAATAAAGTTATTAACGCCGCCGCCGCCATATGAAGCTATAATTACGTTGTATTGACCACCTACTACAGTATTTCGTGCGCCGACCCCTCCGCTAGAGGTTGTATTAGTATCGCCACCAACGATAATGTCATAATCGCCACTTGCCGTATTATTTTGTCCGGCACCAATAAAACTATATAGACCAGATGCGACCTGAGCAGAACCCGATCGATATCTTTGGAAATCAGTTGCGCCGCCTCCCCGTTTATTACCACCGACGGTTGTTCCATCAGGAATTTGTGCAAGTAAGGAACCAGCGCCTAAAGGTTGAATCACCGCGTCTGAATCAGTAACACCAGTTGCAGTAAATGATGTTGCGTAAACAGTAGCATTAACACCTGAAGTGCTTTGTGCTTGAGTCCATAATGTACTACCGCCACCGCTCGGTTCTACCCAGGTAGTGCCGTTCGAGTATTTAAAGGTATTAGCTGTATCGTCATAAACAATTGAGCCTTCATTGCCAGCATTAGCCGCAGGAAGGTTACTTGTTGCAATCTTCGCGAGACGCTGAATGTCTAAGGATTCAAATGTACTTTTTAATGGGGAGTTTGACATGTGTTTCCTTTATGGATTAAATCCATTTACGCCACGCATACTTGAATTCTCCGGGTCCAGTTCCCGCAGTGCTAGTATATTGAAGTTGAATATCACCAGAAACAATTGCCGTCAAAACGACGCCTGTTGCTCCAGTTTCAACATAGCTATCATTACAGGCTACGTTTGTTCCATCGTAAGCAATAGTCAAATGCCCAACCCGAGCAAAAGTGTTTTTTGTGATTGAATATTCAACAATATAAAACGGATAAGCCGTATCTAGGAGCGCGCCCGCTAAGTTAGCGGCGGCGACTTGATTGTTGTTAATTGTAATTCCGCTCGACAAGACACCTTGTCGCAATCCATTAAAACTCATGCTGATATCGCCGATGTCGATCTTAAAGTTGGAGTTGCCAGAGAGTACTCCACCTAAGTTAAACTGAACGGCATCAACTGGTGTGTGTGCGGGAGTCGGTGCTGGTGCCGCACCAGAATACACAGGTACTCCACCGGGACCACCGGGGAATGAAGAGCTCCAGCGCCGGATCGAGTATTTCATCTGTGCATCATGACCGGTACTGGTAGTGCTAGCATTCAAAGATAACATGGGATCGTCGAGACTGGCTGTGAATGTCACGCCAGAGTTCCCATTAATGTATGCGCTATCGGTTGAGACTTCAGCTCGGGCACCGTCGGTAACGATACGCATCGTTCCTGTTTCGCGCGCTCCATTGCGCACGATTGAAAAATCAAGAATCATGTGCTCGCTGCCAGCCCAGTTAGTACTAAAAACCGTAGTCATATTAGCATCAGCAAGTGTTGTGCTTACAAGATTAGACTGCTCCCAATAATCCGCACCGTTAAAGTAACGAACATAGTCATTAAAAACCCAGTTTGTCCCGTTGAATTTACCAATCTGCCGAGCAAATCCTTGTCCGCTGCGAACCATAATGGTATCTGCATTGGTAGGATTTTGCCTCCCATGAAAACTATATTGTGCTTCCCAGCTAGTAATATTAGTGCCAACGCCAATTGCCTTATATAACTGGTTAGGGTTAGCTGTTAAAGCGCCAAATACCACAAGTTGGCCCGCTTGGATAGGATTATTATCAACAGCAACTGGATCTCCGATAGGAAGTTCAGTTGACAGGGGGTCAAAGAAATCACACTGTACTAGCGGAACATCAGAAGGCGCAAGGGGAGTAGTAGTCTGAACACACTGACCGTTCCATAAATAGACTTCGTCACCGGTTAGTCGTGATGCAATTACAAACACATTCTCAGATACAGGGACTGCGCTGGTCGGAGCATAAGCAAAACCAGGTGTTGAGGAGCTATTCCGATCAATTACCACATATGCACTCTGGTTGGCGCTTAGTGTAATATTTGATAGTGCAATAACAGCATTACCTACACCGCCTGGCTGAAGAATAGTTAGATGGCTGTTTGGTGGCGAGAAACTTAGAACTCGAGGATCCCCAATTGGTTGAACACTCGCTTCAATTGCATCTGTTAAGTATTTAACAGTCTTATCCTGAGCCTTATCCATCAACATCGCTGTGTTCTTGGAAACTCGCGCTGTGAGATTATCCGTAAGGCTTCCGTTGTAATTGGCACCGTTGTTGAAAGTGCCATAAGAACCAGGCAGGTCGTACACGGGAAACGTTTGATTGAGGGAGGTCATGCCGATGAAGGCCTGCATATTCTCGATCGTCCCTGAACCGATCTCGATCGTTTCGCCTTGGACTACCTTGGTAATTCCCTCTTCCGAACGCACATCCATCCGCGCTAGAGTCGCGACGCGACCTGGTGCTGCTGTTTCTGTCGGATAAGCTGCTCCGATGGGGAATTGGAATTGTGTAGATGACCTAACATTAATTGTATAAGCCGCATTAAAATTAGTCGTTCCAGATACAACAATCGTCTCACCAGAATCAAATCCATGGTTAGCTGATTCAAGCTGAAAGCCATATTCGTCTTTGACCTGTGTTATAGCTAGCCCATAGAAACCTGTAAAAGCACCAGTTGTAGTGTTGGCTGTTTTAAACGTGAAGGTATCATTATCGATTTTATCGATCGTATAGGTTCCCGCTTGCGCTCCGGGTGCAGTAACCGTGATACGGTCTCCATCTACAAGTCCATGGGCAGTAGCTGATACAATCGCACCAGTACCGTCAGCAGTGGTAACGGTTCCCGTTACCGATACCGTAGAAATGGACGAGATATCCATGACAGTATCACTGCGTTGAGCAAACCAGAGCAAGTCACCGGCAGCGGCACTCAACGAGGCATCGTTTCGATTAACAATCTTGATGTCTGATACAGGATGATCGATCGTAACAGCGGTCGTGTATTCGCCGCGGTTAAAGCGAGCTCTATCACCACCAGGAGGACTAGTTGTGCCTTTATAGACATCATTCAGAATAATTGAACGAGCATCACCTGGAGTCGTTTCTGTGCCAGAGATAGGCCCACCGGGCGGTTGAGCAGTATTGTAAAACGCGCGGACTTGTAGGAAAAGTGTTTCGTCGTCTGTGGCTTTCTTAATCCAATCGCCTTTCTTTAGAAGACCAAATGATCCAGTCGCACCCGTCGCAGTATTTACATACGCTTGATTTAGAGTAAAAGCAACACTCTGATCTAGACTATTAATCGGCTGATCGCGAACTAGACTTAAAAATGCAACTTGCTCGTTAGCAAGGGTGATCGGACTGCCGCCGGATGCCCGCACTACGATATCCACGGGGCTGGCCATACTCTTGATGTAGACATCTTCGGTCCAAGATAGTTCACCGGGAGTCGCAGATGAGTGGGTATATGATCCCTTGCTCTTCCAAGTTGTAGTAAGCGCATCATGGAAAAGATTGATCAGCGAAAAAGTAGTCGTATCCTCATACCAGTAAGCAGTACCACCAAGCTCCTTAAGCTTGGTCATAACGGCATCCATCCACTGCTTCAAGGTCTTGATGTTCTTATCGCCGCCTTGGAACGGATTGGGGTCTGATAGATGTGACATCGTCCCAACGGGCTCGCTACGAGCATAAGAGACATCGGGTAGCGAGGGAAACACGAACTCAGCCTGAGGATCGGGAGCAATGCCGCCAGTACCAAGACGAAACAGCATGTCGCGCGAATCTGTAATAGAGGTGATTGTAGTTGCGCCTACAACAACAATTGCCAGTGGTACAGTATTGACAGGAAATGAACCTGTAGAAATACCGAGTTGAGCCTGAATGACTGATTCTGTGTTGATGTCTTGAGTAAACTCACCACCGTCTCCCCCGTTGCGGTCGGGGTCCCAGAGAGCACGGGTATCAATAGATGTATCAAATGTAGATAGGGTTAAATAGACATAGTTCGTGGCATTAGTTCTAAGTTGTGGAACTAGTGGAATTGAAGCCGAATTGCCTTCGGGTAGCCCATAAAAGAATGGCCCAGCAGCAGCACCAGGATAGTAGACAATCGAATCGGCCACTCGAAACGAGCAAGTAGGAAGACCAATAGCATTGCCAGGTTCAATGACATCAAAACCAGAAAGAATGTAAGGCTTGGATGTGCCAACCAAGCTCTGCATGAAATACTTCCAATCACCCGCTCCATAGGAGTCGATCGAGAGAAGATCAGGAAGATCAATTCGCTCTGCAGAATTTAAAAGTACGCGGCCTAAGACTGCCAAGTTAGTATCCTCCCGCGACTTATTATTGGGATTATCGCGGTATATATCCCTGTTAATTGTACTACAAGTTTGCTTATCTACTTAGCTGTAAACGTTGATCGTGCCGTATAGCTGATTCGGATAGCGGATAATAAAGTCAATGAAGATACCTGCACTTGCCACTGAGACAATCAGGTCTTGAAGCAACTTTCGAGCGTCGGGTGGATTAGTTACATAGGGCGGATATTCATTGCCTTGACCAGTAGGAATATGTGGGCCAAACTTGCTAACTGCTACTATAGCGGCTCCTGATGTATGAAATTGCTGAAAAGTATAGGAAGTATCTACGGCTATGACATTCTCTGCCGCCTTATATAGATACTTAACCGGCCCTTCCTGGTTATTTTTGCCAAAGTCTAGAACGACATACCCAGGCCCCTCAGGGATATTGTTGCTTCCCAGGGTTAGTAGTTTGTAAGTTTTACCGGCAACAATATCTGTAGTTGTTGTGCTGGTGTCTGCACTTAGCGTGAATGGGGCATTAAGCTGCCAAATATATGGCCCCTTAATCTTAGTGACGTCTGAGCTAACTGAAGTAGTAATAATAATTTTAAAGTTATTAGGCGCCAATAGTCGCTGTTCTTTTGAGGCCGTTCCTGGCGTACCGACAGTTCCAGCAGTCCCGATTAGATTTATTGTGAATTGAGTACTACTTGCTGAGGCTAATTCGAATGGCCCATTAGTATTTTCACTAAAAATAAGACTTACGGTTGCTGACGCAGTGGCTGCTCGTGACATTAATACTGTCACGGGGTCTATGACCTGAGAGACGATCGTGCCGTCCGGAATACCGGCACCAAGAATTAGTTGTCCAGGAGAGACACCTGTGACATCACCAACATTGTTAAGGACTGCTGAGCCACTGGAAGTATCTCCCGTAGTCGTTAAGATAGGAATGCCACTACTACCCTTAATAAAGATTGTATCTCCAGTGCTAAAGTCATTATTAGCTACACATGTAATCACATTCCCACTTCTTGTGAATGAGGTGATAGCTACTTCATTTAGTGCCGTTGTAGGAGGCAAGTCGGGTGTAATCCCTGTCAGGGTGTTACCCGAAATCCCCGTGTAATGATAGCGCTCGAAATCCGAAATTATTCGACCATTAGAGTTAACAGTAGTAATAGTTTCGGATGTGCCACCCGAAAGTCTAGCCGTAATGGCCTCAATAGGCTCAATAATGAAATTACCTTCGCTAGGAAAACCTTCAGCACTGTTGACAGTTAGGCTAGTCGATGAGTTAATACTGGTAACAATTCCAAACTCACCGTTGATGTGAAGTCCACCTTTTGCGTTACGAGTAACAATAGAAGGCGTTGCAGGCATCTCAACTGTGGCGGCACCAACCGTTGTTTCCCACACTAAGGCTCGTCGGCGCATCGCGAATGAGGTGACCTGTACAGGACGCATCCATTTGGTTTGTTTAGAACTGGTCTGTGAGAAGGTTCCAGCTGTCGCTAGAAGATTTTCAAAGGTAAAACTGCGGAGCCGAATATCGACATTAGTAATAACAAATGACCCCTCGTTTCCTGATATATCGCAAAAGAAAATATCCCCTGGTAGAAGCGATTCAACACCGGGTTGTACACCAGCATTGTAGGTAAAGGTAGTTGTATTGCCTACTTTAGTAACTACCCATTGGGTATTGTTTCCGCTTCCCAGGTCATTCAAAAAGCCATTGGGCTCCAGCGCGATATTGGCTAATCCACCTGTAATAGCCATAGAACCTTGAGC